TATCAACAAATAATATGTTTTACAAAATCAAATAAACATTTTCTTTGACAACAGACAAAGAAAATGTCATTGTATTTATTGCCGGAAAATCAAAAAATATTGTGGGACACCATTTCCAAGGTTCCTGCATTTCAACAATGGGAACCGGCATTTGGAACCAAACTAGAATGGTTTCATCAAATCATTGGCCAGTTTTACGAAGAACAACATAAATCTGAACGAATGGTGACAAAAGAAACTCTCCAACAAGTGAACAAAGAGACCCTGATGTATATGATGCAGAAGTTGAAATCATCCGCGGTACAACCCGCCTATTCCGGGTACTCTTCCGTATCACATACTCCCATTTTGTCCAATACGATGTCTTACGTTTTTCCGGAAGAGTCGCAACGTAAAACAATGACTCGCGATTACATCGCCGAACAAAAACAATTGGAACTAAACCAACAATTTCTGAATCGACAAAAGGAATACGAACAGAAAGCATCCTCACCTGCCGAGATCGATTTTCGAGAGAGCGCCAGTGATGGACCCATTGAAAATATGGAAGAATTGGTAAAACGGCAAATACGTATGCGCGAATTAGATGTTCCACCCCCCGCTGAAACTGGAACACCTGTTCTTTCCATTTTACCTTCAACAATGCCATCGTCCTCCTTGAATGTAGTTGAACTCGAATCCCTTTCACAAAATTCACCCAATACATTGATAACAACAGCCACCCAGTCAAACATCGGTCCAAAAAAAGTACAATGGGAAGACGAAGATTCAATAACACTGCGTGATCTTTATCGCGAAATTCAACAGATGAAAAAGGAGATTGTTCAGTTGATTCTGCAACAACAACCGTCACCGACGACTACACCGAATTCTCTTTCTTTGCGTGAAAATGAATCGGTTGAAAACGAAGAACCTATTGTAGATAAAACTGAATATGTCTAAACATAACTCTAATAATTATGTTTAGCTATAAATTACAAAAATCGCCCAGAGACTTTATGTATCAATCTCATCGCGAATGTTTGCGGCTGAACCCGGAATCGGTGCGGGCAGTGAATCGGGCATCACGGGATCGCGAGCATCGAAATCCACAGTCTGCATAACACCAATGAGATTACCCTCCTCATCGATGGTCTGGGTGAGCTTATTGCCCGACTTCTCCGCCAATTGAATATTCTCTTCAATTGCCTTTCGCTTCGTCTCCTTAATACGCTTGTCAAACTCCTCCTTGGCACGCGCCTCGTTCTTTAGCTTTTCTTGGTGGAGTTTGTTTAGCTCTTCCTCCATAAACTCAAGTCGCCCGGTCTTGTAAGCATTGGGATCCCAAGGAACCCAAATACCGACTGGACCCACAAAAATATCGTGGTTCGGATCGATTTCACGCAACTTCTTGCATCTCATTTCGGCCTCATCCTGGGTGTTAAATACACCGCGCACCTTGAGACCACGAACCGATGTATGGAATGCATTTTCCCTTTGAAATTTCTCCGTCAATCGATCCTCGTTTTTATCCATAAACGTATTAAAGTCGTCAACTACCGAGGAAGACTTTAGGCGATTTTCCTCCTCCTTGGAAAAATCATTGAAATCCGACAAAACATCCTCCACCTTCAAATTGTACTTGTAAGAGAGGAAGTGAATGAAATCGGAGAACTTGGTCATTGATTTAGTAAAATCCCATTGTTGCACAAATTGATCAAACAAATAAATCTCACGCTTTTCCAAAATCTTCTCGGGAGACAGGAAGGACATACAAACAAACTTTTGCCCAGCAAGAGCCTCGTCTTCATCCAACACATCCACATACTTGGGATTTGGCTTCCCGTTGCTCAACTTTTTTCTCTCAAATGAAGACATTTGTGTTTAGTATTTATGATCAACGGACAAAAGGTTTAAATTGATTTAACGCATAATAAATAAAAATCCCAATGTCACTATTTTTTTTGTAGAGTATTTATATAAAATAAAATGTCCGTTGGTTTTGATTTAGTTGAACTTGTAAAGCGCGCAATCAAGTATTTAGTGGAGGGTCTTATGGTTGCCATCGCTGCCTACGCCATTCCTAAGCAGTCCTTGAAGGTCGAGGAGATTGTCATCATTGCTTTGACTGCTGCTGCCACATTTAGCGTTCTTGATGTCTTCGTTCCTTCTATGTCCACATCTGCTCGCGGCGGTGCTGGCTTTGGTATTGGTGCTAACCTTGTTGGTTTCCCGGGAGGCCTCTAAATGGATTCCATAAATACTCAAATGAATCTTTCTCTATTCGCGGATAAATCCACGAAACAGATGATTTATAGGTAAATATCTGTGGTATGTCATAGATATTTTATTTTGTTTGCAATTAGTCTACTCACGATTCATAGTTTTGTAGACTTCCAACTCGCGAATAGACCTCCAAATTGGCTTACCATAAATGAAGTAATATGTTTTTATCTGTAAATAAGATAAATGAAACAAAATATAAACAGGGTTATTTTGGGTGTTTATACATTTGTATTATATGTGGTATGTAGCCCTGGAATTTTTGTATTCGATCTAAAAGAGCGCAATGTAGTGGTTGTTTTGCTACGTTGTCTACTTTTTGCCATTGTTTGGATGATTTTCTTGGAATGTCTTTTACGTAGAGAATCGTTTTGCGTCGATTGCAGAATAAACTACGTAGAAAGACCGGTAGTCAGTGATGTTACGCCAACTCCTCCTGCTGTAACAATTCCTCCTTCCAAGAATGTTTTTGGCAACAATAATAATTATTCTAATAATACTAGTGGTTCACAGAACACGTTGGATGGAGTCAATGAACTATTGGCGAAAAATCCAAATTTGACGATAACGCTAACGAATGGAAAAACAACCGTCGAGCAACCAAAACAAGATAGTGGAAATAGTGGAAATAGAAAAACTATAGTAGATTCAATCAATGAATCAATTGCTAAAACCAATGAATCGCAAGCTAGAAGAAATGAACAGACTAAAAAAGACTTTCAAAGTGCAGGAGAAAAATTAAATAAGCTTGGAAATACAATAAAAAAAAGTTTAAAAATCAAGTAGTGATCCATTTCTACCTCACCCAGAGAGAAACCGTGGGTAGCCTATATCCTTTTCGTGGATAAATATATTTATCCACGAATAAGATTAAATAATCATCATTATAATAATGACGATGTCCAAAAGTATCAATATGGAATGGATTCAAATTATGGTCTTTTTAGCCACACTCATCGCCATTCTCTGGTTTTTCAAAAGACAAAATACGGCAGCATTGCACGAGGGGTTTGTTCAAGATAAACCGTTTGTATTGAAAATGGGCGAGAAGGTGTACGACGCCTTTTACGTGGATATTTATGATCGTTTGATGAAATGCAACGAACGTGCCGACTATGAAATCAATCACGTGATCCAGGCTACTCAGCCCGACCCCAAATATGCCGTTTTCTTGGACATTGGTTCGGGAACGGGACATTTAGTCGATCAATTGCAAAAGCGCGGGTTCAAATCCTTTGGGTTGGAAAAGTCCACGGCAATGATCGAATACTGTACAGAACATCATCCAGACGCATTGATCAAACGGGGGGATGCGATGGAACCAATGTTATATGAACCCGGTGGATTTTCGCATATATTGTGTGTCGGATTCACCATCTACCATTTCAAAAACAAAGTTCAACTAATGCAAAACATTTATCACTGGCTTCAACCGGGAGGGTATTTCATTCTCCATTTAGTCGATCCGGACAAATTCGATACTATTGTACCCGTTGGACGGACCAAATGGTGGAACGATAAAACGTCGCCCCACGAATATGCAAAACAGCGTATCACGCGTACCAACGTCGATTTCATCGATTTTACTTATTCCGGCGAATACATGTTTAGCAAAAAAGGAGAAACCGTGTTTCAAGAGACCTTTACTGATGGATTGACCAAGAATGTTCGCAAGAATGAAATGGTTTTGTATATGGAAAAAAAGCAAAACATACTACGAATGGCGATGAATGTGGGATTTTCTTCGATGGGGGAATCCACAATGTCCGATTGCAATGGCGATTCGCATCAGTATTTGTATATTTTCACGAAATAGGGAAAATCCAAAAGTTGAAAACGATAAAGAAAAAAATCCAAATAATCTCATATTCATTTATCATTTATCTAATATATTCAATTCGACGTCCGGTACAATGTATGACTTGCAAAATTCTAGTTCAGAAGCCAGGCCAAATTCAGAATCCAGGCCAGAATATATGTATGTCTTGGTTTGTAATGGCGGCGATTGGGAAGATATGAAGATTGTACACAGCAAAGAACAGGCCATTCAACTATCAATACGATATTCCAATGCCGTAGTGGAGGTCTTTTGCAAAAATAAGAAAAATGAATACATACCAATCTACCAATACTACAAAAAGGGTGAGCTGCACAATGATGATTAAGGTCTATCTGCGGTTTTGTAGCCTTCCAAAGGAGGCTACAAAACCGTGGGTAGCCTATATCCTTTTCGTGGATATCCACAATGCAAAATCGTTACCCCCCCTATTCTTTTTTCTTACATAGGTGTACCTTGGTAAGAAAGAAACAAAAACAAAACAAAACAAACAATGTGGATGATTTACATTTACACATTTCTGTTTTGCTTTACACTGGTGATATTCGCAGCACTTCGTTTGATGTACCCCTTTTGGAGTATTCAGCCCGTGTTTCACGTATACGACTTCTGGCGATACTTTTGCAAAACTCCCACGATTATACGCAACAAACCAATGCCCTCGAAATACACCGATCCCGTACATATTACGACCCGGTCCTTCTTGGACATTTCCGAAAATGAATTGTCCAAGATTGTGGATTTGATGCAATGTCATATGATGGGATCCGAAAATGCGGTGTATCAAATCAATCTCGATATCTGGCAAGCGTGGATGAAAGAACATACTGACCCGTGCTATGTCTCCGTGTACCAAACGTTTGATTTCCAAATGGTCCCGCGAATCGATTCTTCCTCGGTAGAAGTCTTTTCCGTCGAAAAATGCCCACGATTGTTGGGATCGGCGTGTTCACGCCCCGTTCATCTCCATTTTTCATATGAAAATACCCGTACCAGATACAAAGCCTATTTCTTGGATCATATTTGTGTTTCGCGACACCACACAAAGTCCAAGAATCTTGGACATTATTTGATACAAAATCATATTTATACACAAATGTTTCAAACCCCGGAGATCCAAATCTCGATTTTGAAAAAAGAGGGCGACTCGTGTTTGGGCGCGGTTCCGCTCACGAGTTGTACAATATCTACGTTTTGCTTGTATCCCGTAAAACTGCCCTCAATGAAACACGGATTCGTCTGCAAACAAATTCATAGCCAAACGCAAAACATATTGTCCGAATTCTTGGAATCTTTATCGGGTACAAGCGGATCATCAAATAAATGCGCGATTTATTTGAACATTGGATCGATCGTGCATTTGATGCAGAAAAACTTGTGTTTTGTCTATGCATTGCAATACAAGTCCAAGACATTTGCGATGTATTTGTTCAAAGATACCAAGATACAATACGATGAAATCGGCGAAGGCTGTGTCTTGGAATGTATGGCCAGTTTTACACATTTTTATTCGGTGGATTATTGGGATGATGTGTTTTTCGCGGGGTTTTTGTCGGCGATCTACGACATTCAATCGCAGCAAAAGGGAGGTTTTGCTGGATTGCGAATTCATCCTCTTGGACATTCTCACAAAATCAATGATCGATGGTTGGGGAAATACAAACCCATTTTTCAAACGCCGTGTTCGTATTATTTGTATAATGCGTTTGTCCCACAAATGCCATTGCCTGCCAAAGACTGTTTTGTCTTTATCTGAGATGGACTCTAGATCTTGGCCAATTCGTTGACAATATACGTTGTCAACGAAAAATCTGTGTAGTATTCGAAATGTGATTCTAACGGGAATCGAACCCGTGTCTCAACCGTGTAAAGGTTGTGTGCTAGCCGTTACACCATAGAACCATTGTTTGCTGTTTAGCTTTTTTGGAAAACGGGGTTAGCGTCTGTATTTGCCAGATCGCGAAAAGGAATCCACAATGAAAATGATGAAAACTCCTAAAAAGATGTACAAAATGAATTCTTCGGTGATGTTGCTCGTTTTTTCGTTTTGCTGTTCTTCCAAGAGATGAATCATATAATTGATTTTCTCCATCAATCGCTCATCTACTCGTGAAACCGATTCGGAAGAAGCCGATTTTGCTGAGTTAAAAAGGGGTTTGTTCGAATAACTGAAATTGTAATTGCTATAGGGATTGGTAGTGTAGGGATTGTTAGAAACACCTAAATCCTTGGAATTGATCGCCAACATTGCCCCAGAAGGTCGCTGGGGAACTATGGGCGGTGGAATTTGCAAAGGATTGTAGCCATTGGATACTGGTTCATCGCCTAAACGTTCTGCCGTTACGGAGGGATCGTCGGTACGTTTTTGAATCGCCGGATGGGACAAGGGCTGGAAATTGGCCAAATGTTGTCCACTGTTTTCTGCATTGATGGCGTTAATATTGTCCAAGAGTTCCGATACCCGACGTTTACGTTCTTCTTGGGCGGTTTGGATATTTTGCATTGAAGGTGGTGCCTGATGGGCATTATTGTACGATTGCTGTGGAAGGGGTTCAAAGGCTTCAACCGTGTTTTCTATGGATAAACGGTTTTTTGTATTGTTAGGTTCCTCGTCTTCGGAAGAATCGCGAACCGAAGTACGAACCGGGTCGGGTAACGATGGGGTTTTTTTGATTGTTTTTCTCATTGTAGGTACTCGTTTCTTGGATCCTAAATCATCATTTGTCCAAGGAGACGCAATAGATAATAATGACATTGGGATATTTTTTTAGGATAGACTTAAAAAATGATTAGATATTTTTGGTCGAAATCGGACCGACACGACAAATCCATTTTTGATATATACCAAAAATGTCCACGATCATTTGGACCTTTTGCAAAAACCGATGCGCATATCCATC